CTTGTAGCCGTATTGTAAAAGCAATGCGGGGTCGTTGGTAAAAACATCGCCATTTTCTGTTCTTATCGGTCTCGGCGCGCCGCGAAGCTCGCCGTTTACCAGTTTTCCGTACATTTAATCACCCCCATGTAAAAGAGCCTGTACCCTGATTGTAAAATGCTGTTTTGCTGATAAGGTCATAAAGGCACGGAACACCATCAGCATCAAGACACGGTTTGAAATCGCGGATTTTTCTGCCGCCATCGTACATTGCGCATGAGTACAGTTTCATACGGGCGAATCCATCGACATATGGCGAATTGCGCACAAAAAGCCACAGATTTCGCGCATCCGCCGGAAATGTTGTTTTTGACGGGTCGGCTTTTTTATACTGTATACCGTCCATCTCGACCGTGTATTGCCCATCTGCATTGAAACGATATGTATGTCTGTCTGTGTCAGCTCTTTTAAAATATTGATTCGTACTTAAATAGCCGCAAACAAACCATACAGCGCCATCGGGTGAATTCCAGCTGGATATCATCAAAACCATCAGTAGATAATGTTCCGAGTCACTGTACGTCTGTGCCAAGTTCTGATTGCTCCGTGCATCGACAAAGCAGAAATCCGCTGACAGTCCTACACTCGCCGAAGATTTTACTCCGGTGTCAATGCGCTGACTGCCTGACGTTTGTATATAATCAACTGCGGTATAGCCTTCGGGCAGTCCGCCGCTTGATTTTTTAAGCATCATTAACCGACGTCTGATCATGCTCTACGCCTCCTGTTACTCAATTTTTTCATCAAGCGTTACAACGAGATTTTCGCCCTTGCCTTTAGCCGACACGCGGAAGTAAGCCGCTCCATGCGGGGGCGCAACATTGATATCCGTGCTGAACGCCACTGCCGCGTTGGGGTCGTCAATTTTGGTTGGGTAATATATGCTTTTGTCGAGCTGGTTATAGCTCAATACGCTCCCCTTGAGGGTGAAATCAGCATTATACCACGCAAGACGTGCACCATATTCATTCCACGTGATACCCTCGCCGCCGATGCGATAAATGTGTACAGCCGCACCATCAAATGGGATAAATCCTGTTGTGGTAAAATGATTGTCCTCGGAGGTCGTTCCGCTGGAACTAAGCATTAGCCCATCCGTATACGGCGCAGACGCACCTGAACTGTCCACTGCCATAGGCACAAGATTGTGATACGACACAACCTTTGTAGCCTTTGCGGTAATCACGACATCGCCAGTAACCGCCGCTATACTGACGACTCCTGTATCAGAGTTGTAAGCCGTGGACGTTATATCCGTGCCGCCCATTTTTACGGTGACGCTGCTCATGGTGTACCCGTCTGCCGCTGTGATAGTGGCGCTGTATGCCGTGCCGTCCTCTGCCGCTACCGCATCGTTGCTGGTGGTGACGTTGGTTAAAGTATTAGTTATACTGTGGTATACAGTGGCTGCATAGCCGATTGTGCGGTCTATGCCCGCGCCGTAGCAAAAGGAGTATAAGACCTGCTCCGATGGATTGATGACATTGACATTGAAAGCCGTGTCTTTTCCTGTTCCCGCCGTCTTGTCATGCGGGGCAGGGTCTCCAAACGAAATGCCGTTCATCGTTACGACTCCGCTGTTGTTGCGGTAAAAACAGGCATTAGGCGTACACATACGCCATGCGTCAAACTCCGTTCCTTGCCCGTTGGCCACGCTGTGTAATTTTCCAAACTGGAAACAATGGTTGTGTCCGTGGACGTTTGCGATGAACTTTGCAGAATTGTGACCGTTAAAATTCACCGTAACGCCGTTCTGCACCGTGCTTTCCCCCGCGACATAAGCTTTGACGATGTTTCCTGTCGGATATGCGCCGCCTAAGTCGAGCGGATAGTGTCCGAGAACTATAATTCCCCATTGAGCCGCGTCTGCTTTACTGCCGACGGCGTAAAGTGTTTGGGCGAACCATAGCAACTGCTCCGGAGAGCAGCAGTACGCAGCGCTCTCGCCGCTCACTGTCTCGCCCTCGCAGGTGTTCAGGCAGATGACACGGAGTTTCTTTTCCGCAAAATCGCGGTAACAATATCCGTATTCTTCACTGCCGTACACAGCACCTTCGTTGTACTTCCAGATGTTGTTTTTTAAGAACTGCGCGCCGACAAGTGTGCTGTATTCACCAGTGTCATGGTTTCCTACCGTGCGAAGCTGTGGAATATTCTTCCACGCCTCGCCGAGCCAGCCGTTGATTTGGTTAAACTGCTGTTGCATTAGCTGGGTCGTTGTTTTGGCATTGCCAAAAGTTACATCACCGAGCATACACGCAAAATCGATCTGCGGGAGACTATAAGATAGCACCTTTAGAGCTTGGCAGGCATGCAGGTTTCCCGCGTTGATGTTCGTTTGCCAGTTATCTACCTGCGGTCCAGTGTGGTGTAAGTCTGATATCGCAAGAAACACAATGCTGTCGGCTTTCATCACCGCCTTGACTTTTTTTGCTACCGCCAGCGCCTCTGATTTTACGTAGTTTGGAATATCCGCGTGGGTAATGGTGTCTTCGTTTGGCAGCGCCGTCACCGCAGCCCCCATCTCGGCAACTTTGTACTTCGTTGTAGTGCCGTTTTTCTCGCGGATAGCGTTAGCAATGTCTCGAATTGACGATTCCTCATATAGCTTTTTAGACATCAGTAACTCACCTCCGTGCCATCGGGCAGGACAGCTATGACGTCATTAACAATCTCCTGCTTGTCTGCTACTGTCCAATAATCAGTGCCCTTGACAGGCGTTTTGCCGTCTGCGCCCGTTGCTCCCTGTGCTCCATCTTTTCCGTTTGCGCCGTCCTTGCCCGGTGCGCCTGGGTCGCCTTTTTCGCCTGGTACACCAGGGTCTCCCTTTGCGCCTGGGTCGCCTTTTGCACCGCGCGACGGTTTCCCGGTGTCTGTACTGCCGATGTACCAGTTTCCATTGTCGCCGATGTGCGGGGTGACACCGTTCTCTCCTCCCGCGTCTTTATCATCGTCACCGACCTTCTTAGCCGCCAGAACCTTGTCCTTGAAGCTGAGCTCCCATGTCTCGCCGTTTTTAAAATCCGGCGCCGAGCCGATATATCCGGTGCCCGCAGGCAGAGTAACCGTGATATCGCCGCTCGCCGCAAAGCTCAGGCGCATCCAGCACTCGAACTTCGCGTCTTCGGGATACTGAACCGTCAGCGTCTGAAGCCCCGTCATGCGATATTCCGCATTGTCGGCGAGCGTCGCGGACACCTGCGCGGTGCTGTAGGTGTACTGGGCGGGCGGAGCCTGCGGAGTGAAGCCGAGGGAATTTATTATGACCGCCTTGAGGTCGGTAGTCCCGCCGAACAAGGCTTTTAAATCCCGCATACTCTCCACCGCGGCGGCGAGCTCGGGCAGGATGCCGCACTCCTCTTCAAGCTCGCCGTCAATGCCCATAACGGACGGCTCGAAGCCGAGTGTGAACACGGCAGACTTGGTTATTCTCGTCACCTCGAGATCATTGCGCTTATGCGCCTCGACCTGAACGGTTAGTTCGCCGGTTGAAGTCAGCGCTTCGGGCAGAGGGCAATATATAACGCCGCCCGTGACATAGGCGGGAGTGCTGTTTGCGCCGCTGATAATATTTGACACGATGCGGCGGCTCAATCCGTAGACATCGAAGCTCAGAAGATAATACGAAACGTCCGTTTTCAGCTCATCGTTGAGCGTGATACAAAGCCGCGCCGCATTATGCTCCCCGCAAAAACAGAACGGCTCTTCAATCTGAGCCGTCCCGTCCGAAAGTATTGTTATTTTTATATCTCTCATCTGTTTTCCTCCCCGGAATAGTTGTCCTTGAGAAAGTTTGCCGTTTCCAGAACATCCCTGCGTTCTTTATAGAGTACGTTGAGAAGAACTTTAATTTTATATGCCTCGTCGCTCGTCTCGGGATTCGTCAGAGCCGAAAGCTGCTTTCTTTTCTTTGCTATAATCCCGTCGAGCACCTGCGCCTGCTCGAAATATTCGTCGGCAAGCTGTGAAAGAGTTCTGTTGAAAGTCATTTGTCTTCTCCCTTCAAAAGATAGTCAACCGTTGTGTCGAAAAATCCGGCAAGCTGTGCGAGCTGATGCAAAGTCGGCTCTTTTTCGCCGTTTTCTATCATTCTTAATGTTCTCAGCTGCATCCCGAGCGCATCGCAGAGCAGCTGTTCGCCTATGTTCTCGCTGCACCGAAGCTTTTTTATCCGCTCGCCCAGGGTGTTCGGCTCATACCGCTTTGCCGTGCTCACGGCGAGCGCACGCCTGACGGCTATCGGCAGGAAATCAACGGATTCTATATCATGCTGATACTTTACAGTGAAGCTCAGCGCGTCATATATTTTCCTCTGCGCCTTGTCGAGACACCGCGACACACTCGACGGGCATACACCCAATTTCTGAGCTATCATAGATATCGTCGAGCCGTCAAACCAATATGCCTCCGTGACCTGCCTCTCGCGCGGCGTAAGTCTCGTTTTTATCACCTCGTCGGCGAGCGCAGACAGGTCAACATCCCTGCGCCGCCACGCATAGTCGTCCGGCGATTCGCAGCCCGGGCAGTGAGATCCGCAGCAGACGCACATCGCCGCCTGCCGCTCTTCGGGAGTCGGAAACGAGAAATCCATCGCCGCCTCGACACTTCTTTTTGACATTTGCTCATCTCCTTGTTTTACGAACATTTGTTCGTATCTTTACTTATAATTATAGTAACACATCAAATATTTGTCAACGGGAAAATATTTAATTTACCCTCAAAAAATTGCACTAAATGATGCACAGTCACATTTTGAAAGCAGTAGGAGAAAGCGCTGTCCGATAAAAAGGTCAGCAAAAACGGCAATTTTATATTTTTAGCGCAATGTATATATAGGTCATACCCAGCGCATTGAGAAGATTTTTGCTCCCGTTGACATCGCTCGCCGAACTGATACTGAAACCGTCGGAAGAGATGCTGAGTCCGGGCATACCGCCCGCCTGAGTCGCGGCGGCAACATAGCAGTTTGTTGACGAGCCCGAAAAATCAGCTATAGCGGCGGGCATACTCCTGCAAAAAACAAATACGGCGGTGGGCTTGAAGCCGACTTTTACAGAACGGCTTTTTGCACCCGTGCCCGTATATGAGCCGATTTTTACAGGCGCGTTCCACAGAGCCTTGTCCTCGGCGGTGACATGCTTGACGGTGTCGCGGATATGCGAGCCGCAGAGCAGGGTCTTGTCGAGAAAGCAGTGGAAGTTGAGACCGGTCGTGTCGGCGGGGCAGAAATCCGCCTGCATGAGTATATATGCGTCGAGAACGAAGGCGTCGGTGTCCCTGTCCGCCTTGACGCCGGAGCAGCCGGACTCGACAACGTTCAAATCTGTGTCGAAGGTCAGGCAGTCAATTATAGTCGTCAGCACATCGTGGCAGGTCGCGCCGCCTTTGCTGTAAGGGACATGGATAGCAAGCTTAACTTTTATATTCGCGAGGCGACAATATTCATTCTTGACCAACACGCCCTCATCGTTCGCGGTGAAGCTGTCCACTATTTCCATCTTCCCTATACCCACGGCAACGGTGACGCGCTTTAGGGGTATCTCTTTTTTGACGGCGGGATATTCGGTTATGAATCTTATCCCGCCGAGACTTGTCTGCTCGGAAAGCCAGTCCGCTATCTGCGAGGGCAGAACACTTATTGTACTCATAAAAACCTCCCTGAAACCGGACTGCCGGGAAAACCCGGCAGCCCTTTAGAATTATTCCGTTATCTCAACGACCGTTCGCACAACAGCCCAGACATAGAGCACCTCTTCGCCGAGCTTTATCTTCTCCGCGCGGTCTATCTGATATTTTATATCGCCGTCGATTATCAGCGCGTCCTCGTTGAGCGTCAGATCGTGCTCGGGCGGACCGATATAGAGATAATAGCCCTGAGAATTGTAGCCTATCTCGGTGTTTACGCCGTAGAGATACATCTTGTTCTTGTATCTCAGCGGCTGAATAAAGCCCTTGAACGGCGCGGTTCTCGTGGAGTCGGTATTCTCGATAACGAGCACCCTGCCCCACTTTTCAAATTCCGCTGAGAGATTCATATCTCCACCCCGCAGCAGAAAAAGCCGTCGTCGCTCAAAAGAGGCGTGAGCTCGGCGAGAGCAGCGTCGCGCACGGACGCCGCGAATTTAAGCGAGCTGTCCGCGCTCTTTTTAACGGTGATATCGCCGGCCTTAAAGCTCTCGACGCCGTCCGAATTACCCGCGCGGCGCACGCAAAGAGCGTAATAGGCTAGTCCCGCGGCGGCCTGAGCGATGCGGACATCATCCCTGTCCGCGTCGGCTTTCAATCGCGAATTCACGCGTTCAAGGGAGCTCAGAGCTATCCCGAGGCAGACTTTTTCTTCATCCTCTCCGATGTCCGTCAGCTGCCTGAGCAGAGAGAGTACGCTCCACTGAGTTATCATGCTCTCACCCCCACCGTCAGACGGTAAGGGTGCGCGCGGCGGAGTCGAATATCCTTGCGAAGCCCGCCGTCGAGCTGATGACCGCACGCTCAAGCTGGCGGTCGATGAGCTTGTCATACTCGGTGGAGACAGGGCCTGTCGTGACCATCTCGAGGGCGCAGCTGCGGTCGATACCGATTATCTTGCCTGCGGGCACACACGAACCCTTTATGAGATCTGCGCCGAGGGGAGTTATGACTTCGCCCGTCGCGTGGAAATTGAGACCTGCCGCAGCGTCCCTGAACTCAGTAATGCCGAGCATCTGCGCGACCTGTGCGGGAGCGGCAATAATCGTGTTGAGTTCATATGGATCGAAGAGATTCCAGAAATTGACAAGGTCGGTGTAGGTGAGCTTGCCTGCGGATGCGACGGCGGTGTTGGAGGCGGCGTTGTCGTTGCCGTCGCCGTTTATGAGCACATCGACAGCATCGCTGAGCTGAGTGCGTGCGATATATGCGCCGATCTGGCGCAGGGTGACGGTAAACAGATCGAGGCGCTGGAAGCGGACAGCCTCGTAAGAAGCGACAAGCGAGCGTCCGCGCTTTTTCAGATGAACAAGATTCGCCTTGCTCTTGACGCTGGTTTCGGGGATAAACGCGCCCTCGGCGACAACTTTGAGTTCCTTTCCATCGTCGCTCGGCTCGCAGGCTATCGAGCGGTAGTCGAGTGAGTCTATAACCGTGGTTGATGCAACGATGCGCGGCAGGACATTTGCCTCCTGCATACCCTGCCTGACGGCACGGGAAACATACTCGGGGAAGAGCACGGCGGAGTCGGAGGTCTTGAAGAACTTGTCAACAACGTCGCTGCCCGCTCCGCTGACCTTGATATCAAAGCGTTTGAGCTGGCGCTGATATGCGTCAAGTCCCTCGAGAGCGGTGCCGCTGTAGTTCTCCGAGGGGTCGATTTTTTCGAGTGCGCCGGTGAAATCGCCGGAAGCATAGAGACCTTTTTCAAGTCTGATGTTATCAAAAGCAGTCATATTATTCTCCTTTCAGAATCAGAGCATGAAGCTCACTGTTTTGGCGGTTGTGTTGACGCTGAGCACGAGATAGGTGTTGCCCTTTGTGCTCGCCTTGACTCCATACGCGCCGTCCGATGCGAGAGCCGCATAACCGACCGCCGGGGCGTCCGTGCCCGTATAGGGCATAGTGACAACACCCGAGAGCTGGACGCCCGCATATCCGCCGTTTACATTCACGCTGATGCCGCAGAACTTTGCGTCCGCGCCTGCCGCCGAAACGGTATCGTTTGCGCTGACCGCGACGGGCACGCCCGCCTTGAGTCCGCTTGCCGCCTTGAGCGTGAGTACATTTTCACAGAAACCTTTAGTTGAAACTGACATAATTATCCTCCTTTAAATTCTGAACTCGCTGTTGCCCGAATGTGTTTCGGGCTTTGTCGACGAGAGCTGGCTGTTGAGTCTTCCGCCGCCCGAGAAAGCCTTTTTGAGCTCTCTGAGCTGTTCGAGACCGAGGGTGCCGCATATCGCTGAGAGGCTCTCGCCGCGCATATCCGGCAGAGCCGCCGCGCCCATGCGTATCACATCGCATATGAGCTCCTCGCGGTACTCTTTGCCCTCGCGGGCGAGCTGTTCGAGCTCGTCGATATAGCCGTAGAGCCCCGCCGCCTCCGCCTTTGTGAGGGTCACTCCCTCATTGGCGCAGGAGAGACGTTTGACGGTCTTCACCGTCTGCTCGTCCGCGCGATAAGACTTAGTAACGCCTGCCGCGGGCTGAGCCGGCACGGCAACAAATGACCACTCATAGGCGTCCGTCGGGTCGCAGAGTATCCTGTGGCAGAGCTTGCCGCCGTACTCCCTGCCCTTTATGTGGGCGCACGGATCGGTTCGCCCGTCCTTGCCGCAGATTGAGCAGACGCTTCTGCCGACCGAGCAGCCGACACTCGTCTCTTTCTTTATCCCCGCGTCTATCTCTTCAATAAGCGCGGCGTTCTTTTCGCTGCGCGGCATATACGCCCGCGCGCAGAGCTTCGTGTATTTTTCGCCCGCCGAGGTCACTTTGCTATCGTCTGTCTCGACGCGGCAGGAAAATATCCTCGCCGTCTGATCTCTGCCGCTCATGCTGTGGTCGAATATCCCCGTCTTGCCGACAAAAAGCCCGGCTAACTTTTCGAGCGCCGGAATATCGAAGCGCTCGAAGTCCCTGTCGATTTCGTTGTCGCAAAGCACGATGCCGAAAGTATAGACCTCGTCGACGCTCAGCGGCTTTACGGTATAATTGTTGATAAGCTCCAGCTCCTGCGGAGTCGGAGCGCCTGAAAGAACGCTGTTCTGCGTAGTTATCACTCCCCGTTTTCAATCTCTTTCCTGATTTTTTCCGCCTGCGCCGCATAGAGCTCGGCGCGTGCAAGCTCAACATTGTCCTGAAGAGTCACATCGTCCCACTCAGCCGTCACCTGCGAGGGCGTTCCCTCGAAGAGCAGATATGTGCGGCATATGCGCTCGATGACGGGTGTTAAAATGCGGCGGTATGCGTCGATCTCGCTGGTGAGCACGTCCGCCTGCTGGGTCGACATACGCTCCGTCGACGACCATGACAGGCCGAGCATGAACGGCGGAAGTCCCGTTTTCGCGACTATCTGTTCGAGCATCTGGCGCACGGGCACCTCGCTATCGAGAATCTGATTATCCGCGCCTATGACCTTTATCTGAACATCGCCGACGGCGACAAAATCTTTTACCGCGCCGCCCGTCTGCATCGCCTCGCTCCATTCCTTTGCCACCTGCATGGCGCGTTCCTTGGCATATGCGCGGTCGAGCGAGTCGTTTTGCGGCTTATATGTGACAGCGAAGCGGATGTTACCCATGCGCTCCCAATTGAGCCCGATAGTCTTGTAGATTTTCATGAGTATCCCGCTGACAAACGGCAAACCTTTGAGCATCGAACAGCCGCAGACCTCGCCCGGCTGCGGGTTGAGCACAGACAGCAATACAAGCTCGGGTCGCCTGACCGGCGACGGCATACCGACGCACGGGGCGGAGAAGATATCAACTCCGACTCCGTCCGAGGCGCGGCGAAGCTCGATGTTTTCAAGCGGCGAGTTGAAGAGCGCCGCGATATGCCCATCTGCGTCCGTCACCATCTCGCCGACCGCCGTGCCGCAGGTCAGCAGCTGCTCGAAATAAGTTGAAACAAAGCTTTCGAGTCCGCACTGGTTGCCGCCGACGGGAACATTGCGAATGAAATTGTCGAGCTTATGCTGCAGGCGTTCGTCGGCGCATCTGACCTCAAAGCCGCCCGTCAGGCGGACAGTTTTGAATATGGCGGCGTCGATTATCGGCACCGCTTCGCGCAGGGCGTAATAGAGCCGCGTCTGATTTCCGCCGAGCGGAGTATAGCTGTCGAGCAGTCCGAGCCCCGACGCGGGACGCGCCGAGGTCTGCACCGCCGCAGGCTCGGGAGCGGTTTTCTTTCTTTTGAACAGATTTATTGTTATTCCTCCTTTTCATGACGGCCGACCGCCCGGCCGTCATCTGCTCATGGCGAGCGCGAAAAAGCCGTCCTCTTCGTGCGCGAGCACTGTGGAGACAAAATAGCGCACATCGTCCATGGCGTGGTCGTATTCCTTTCTCGGAGCATCGCGTGCGGCAGTGTTATCCCATCTGTAGAGGGAAAATTCCCGAAGGCAGTCCGTGCATGACTGCGAGAAAAGGATGCGCCGCTCCTTGAGGGCATCCGAAACGCGGCGGATGCCGTCTATAACATCGTTCTTTGCGGGCACGGCGCGGAATCTGCCGTGGCGGCGGATACATTCGAGGAAGCTCGCGGCGGAGGGGTCGGCTATGACCGCCTCTATGTTGAGGTCGCCCGCAAGCTGTTCGAGCGAGGCGTAGTGCTCCTCGTCGGTGCGCTGCTCACCCTCCCTGCGGCTGTCGAAATAATATTCGTTCAGCCTGTACCACCGCCCGCCGTACTCGCCCCAGAGTCCGAACGACGACGGGTTGACCGTGCCGTAATCGCAGGAGATGAAGTAGCGCGACGGTATGCCTGCAGGTTCCGCGACATGAACCGAGCGCGAAAAGAACGGATAGACGAGTCCCTGCGCCGCAACCCATTTGCCCAGCACGAAGCGGTCATAGAACGCGCCGCTGTAAAGGCTCTCGTATCTGCGCTTTATCGCGGGCGTGAGCGACGGATTGTCGTCCATGGTGAAGTGGAGATACAGACAGTTTTTCTCTCCGCTCTTTTTTATCCACTCCTCGTAGAACCAGTGCAGAGGCGTATCGGGGTTGCAGTTGAACCACAGTTTCGAGCCGTCGAGCGAGCACCGCGCGAGAGCCTGTTCAACAAACGACCGCGGCATCAGGGCGACCTCGTCGAGCAGAACGCCGCCGAGTGTCATGCCCTGAATGAGCGCCGCCGAGCCCTCGTCCTTGCCCCCAAATAAATAAAATCGGTTTCGCCTGCCGGAGTATTCTATCTCCACCAGATGCTGAGACAGCTTCTCGCGGCAGTCGAAGCCGAGTCGGCGCAGGACGGGCAGAATCGGCGTGATTATGTTTCTTCTAAGCGAAGTCACCGTCTTGCCGCACAGCGCAAAGGATGTGTCGTCAAACGCCGAAAATGCCCACGCAACGAACGAGACGGACATACACAGGGTCTTGCCGGAGCGCACCGCGCCGTCGCAGATTATCGCGTCAAAATTCCTGTCCGGGCTCGATGGGCACCACCAAGAGAGCACCCGAAGCTGCTTTTCCGAGAAGCTCTCAAAAGTGTTGTTTTTGCGTTTACTCACCCGCATCATCCCCGCACAGAGCACGCGCGCTGCGGTCAA